GATCAGAGCCAAAGTTCGGTAATGTCCGAAACATTATCTATTCCCTTGTGGAGCAATATCTACATCAACGGCTAGGGCTGATGTCCATAAACCGCTTGGAATGGTTTTAATTCGATGGTATCTACCAGCAGAACGCAGTCCAACTCTGTTTTCACTATCAGCAGCTACAGCAGTATTAAATGTAATTGCATCATTAAGATTTACCCTAGAGGCAATAGCAATGCTTCCTGATCCATTGTCAATAATGGGTTTACCTAAGGTTACTACTGATCTGCCATTAGGAATACCAAAATCACCAGTAATTAGCGAGGCTGTCTTTCTAGCGCCAGTAAAAGAGATAGCTTTAGCACTTGTTACCCCAGCCAATAGCAAAGCACCACCAGCCCATTGACGAGAATCTAAACTGACACCTAAAGAATCTAATGTGCCATAAATATCTAAGTTTTCTAATGCAAGTGTAGGTGTGTACACATTGTTGATATAACTAGCCGTTGTTTCTGCATACGACCATTTGCCAAGCAAAATGTTATAAATTAACTGTTTCTTTTGTGCAAAATTATCTGTGTAGTTCCAAATAACTAGCTTTTTAACTGGGTCTACAGCGCATGACATTTCGCTTAGTTTGTTTAAATTGACATCGGCAAAGAAGAATCTGTCTACTTTTTCTGATCCAATCGACTTTACTACTTGTCCATCGCAACTGTAAAACCCATCGTCTGACAAAAAAAATGTCGTACTGGCATATTGGCTAACGGCATTTGGAGTAATACAACCTAAACCTCTAGCAATCGTATCAAACTGAAAGAAGAATGGGCTACCAATATAAGACATACGAACAACTGAACGCTCTGTAAGAATTAGTCCAAACTCGCCACCACTTATGCCCATAACATCGCCACCATCGGCTAGGTCTTGGTAATCGGATTGACTTGATGCTCCAGGTGTCCAATCTGTTTCATCGTTAATATCTGACCAATACACCCTATTTGGGTGGTTTAATTCGTTAGCAGCTACTACGAAATCTCGTACAACTGTTACATAATGCGCTGCAGGTGCTGCTGCTGATACATCTGCAAAAGCTGTGGATGAGCCAATATTCCATGCTTGTAACTTATCTGCGCCATTTGCTGCAATAACAGTATTCCCAAATTGGGTAAAAAATGTACGCTCTCCAGATGGTGTGCTATATCCACCAGACTTAGAAACATTCACAAGATTTGTATTGGCTGAATTGTATCTAAATAACTTAGTAGCACCAGAGGCAAATAAAAGCGTAGTTGTGTTGTTTTTAGCAGCAAAAATATTGTTTAGATTTTCACTTGCATTATTAGATAGATTAACTTCTAGCGGTAAAGATCCATATCCATTTGCTACAGGATATACATTTTTAGCCTCTGTCATTGCTCCAGCTATGCCAGGTTGGTCAGGAAGCCACTCTGTAAAGTTTATCCTTGTCGTTGCCATGTATTATTTCCTGAGTTCTGTTCTGTCCAAGTGTTTGAATCAGCATTTATTGGTGTCCAAGTATTTGAATCTGCATTTACTGTAGTCCAATTATTTGATCCAGCCTCTTGTACTGTCCATGTATTATCTTCGGCAGAGTCAACCGACCACTCTTGACCAAACTTAAATCCTGTTGCGGTAACATTTGCGTTACCATTAATCTCTACATAAGCATTAGCAATTAATCTACCTTGCACCGCAACATTAGCGTTAGCGTTGATTTCTGCAAAGCCTTGGTAAGACATACCACCAAGACCAGCCATGCTTCCTGTGCCATTAATTTGTGCATTGCCTAAAGCAACCCTTATAGAATCGCTTTGTAGGCTTGCTGTGCTGTTTACTGCTCCTTCTGAATACCTAACCCTAGTCGAGCCAGATTCGAGGCTTGCAGAGCCGTTTATTGAGCTTTCGCCTTTGGCGATAATTGTGCCATTTGTAACTACATTAGCGGTACAAAGTATATCGCCTAATCCGTATGCTACTTTTGACACACCAACTTCTACACCAGCATTGCCAATAATCTCAGCTTTTGCTCCTACTATTAATCCACCTAGGGTTTCTACTGATGCTGTGCCTAGTATTTCTGCATTAGCGTTAGCTAATCGTATTCCGTTACCTGCAACACTAGCGACACCTAGTATTTCTGCTTGTCCACCAAGAGTTCTTTCTGGATCAGCAGTAAGAATTGCATTAGCTGTAATACCAGCGTTTGCTAAGTTTACACAGGCATTAGATACCCAAATATCGCTATCTAGCGAAAAAGGGAGATTATCTAAGCTCCCAAAGTTATTAAGTTGTTCTAATGTCCATGGTCCACATACCTTGCCATCGTAAAAAGTATTATCTAATGAATAAGGTACATTCTCAATTGAGCCATAAACATTTAGTTGCTCAAGAGTAAGAGGCATTACTCAAGCGTACAGGTCAATGCACCAGCACTAATCTTAAATTGATCGCCTGTACCAATAGCCTTAGACGAGTTCAAAATTGTATGGAATAACAGGTTGCCAGTCGTAACTGCGTCATGCAAGCCGATGTGGCTAATTGTTCCCCAGTTAGTTGTAGCTTGGGCAAAGGTTACATCTGCGCTGTTTGTTACGACACCATTGCTAGGTGCGCCAAACGATACAGCGATACGAGCATACGCACCACCAGTACATTCTGTGCCACTACCAGCATCAGTAGGATCAGAAGTAAATAAGCCCACAAAACAAGTTGTAGGGCTGGTATAGGTAGTATTACGGAGAACTGCGTTTAAGAGTGCGTTCTCTAGGTAATTGGACATCTCGGACATTTAATACTCCTTATTTAGCAACAATCATGCGTAATGGAACACCAGCATACTCAGCTCCTTCGTCTGCCTGAGTAATGTTGGCAATAGATCGGTCATACAAAGAAGCCCATACAGGGATTCTTGCGTCATTCATAAGGTACGGCTCGGCTTCTGCTAGTGCGCCATATAGTAGGGCATCTACACAGTTAGCCAAGAACACATTACTTGTGTTTGCGCCTGATAAATAGGTAGGCGCAGCGTAATAAAGCATCTTTAATGTATAAACTGCATCAGGCTTTGGTGCGAATATAAATTCACTAGCCAATACTGTGTAATTGACTGGCACACCGCTTTCAACTGAGCGACTGTTGCGATAAAATACTGATGGAGACATATACTCAAGCGTATAAAGTGGGTTTCCATCTATATGAATATCCCTAATTTGTAAGAAGTCTGCTGGTAAAGATACTGTTGCATCGCCACCCGTTGTAGGACTTGTGACTACCTTTAGCATCTGCCGAATACGCAACTCTCTGCGTAAGCGATCCTCTGCTAAACGGATAAAATCAGGTATCTGTGTTGTTAAGTCCGACCTTCCCAGATAACTCGCTATCGTGGTCTGGAGGTCTGCGTATGTCGAGAGTGCCATTTTCTATATCTTTCCATCCAAATGTTCTTGTTCCGATGTGTCCGATTGCTTTTGATAAGTCATGGTCAACATATACCTCAAAACCAGCATCTTGCGCCTTTATACAGAAATGAATATCCTCTCCGATAATTGCACCATGATCTGACCACATGACATTAAACCAAGGTCTAGGAATTTTAGCCAAAATACTTGTTTTTACTAATGTCACACCAAAACCAACTGCTGTTACTTTTTCTATACTCTTGCGTTTTAATGAGTCTAGATGAATCCAACTATGTTCTTTTTCGTTCTTAATGATTAAGTTCATTGCTGTAGGCTTTATAGGCTCTACTCTTGATGTTGCATTAACGCCAACAATGTCTTTATTTCTTTCTAACAGCACTTGCAAAGTATCTTTTGGGAATCGCATATCGCTGTCAATCCACAAAAGATAGTCTGCTTTCCAATTCAAGCCTTCTTCGCTCAATCGTTCTCGCTGAGTAAAGATTAATGTGCCTGTCATCTGCATTACTTCTATTTCTACTTTATTGCGCTTACCTTCGTAAGCCATGAGCTTGGCTAAGTCAAAGCAAAAGCCAGCCATTACTTGATCTCTACAAGGTACACATACAACTACTCTTGGTTTTGTCATACTTTGCCTGGTCTTGTACGAAAGAATCTGTTTTCAGGATCGTTTAAAAACTTCTTAAATTCTTTTTCGTCAATTACTGCAAAGCCTCGCATAATACCTTTGCGATTAAGAGTGTCGATAATTGTAAAAGGCAAACTAGCAACTTTTGTAAGATCACCCCATTTGTCATGGACTGAACCAGCATTATATTGTGCTTTGTTTTGTTCTACTATATCGGTTACATCTTGGCTGGTGCGGATAATTAACCCACCTTCGCCATCGTATTCTGCTTCTGTAAACCTCTTAGCTGATTGGTCTACTGATATAAGTTTTGTCATAGAAATAGGGGTGAGTTTTGCCCACCCCTATTCTACATCAATTACAGCGCAAAGTTCAAGTCTGCTGCGATACCATGAGCAGCTTCATTACGCATTTCCAAGGTCAACTCAGCAAGCAACTGGGTCTTTTCAGAGTCACCAGTTTTTGCTAATTCGATAGTTTGGAATGGGCGTAAGTAAGCCAATGCTGCATACTCAGGATCAACTACTACTGCATCACGAGTACGCATGAAACGATTTGGAACAATAGAAATTGAACCAAAGTCGCTCATATATACATCGGCTGCGCCAATGATGGTCGTAGGAGCATCACCAGGAGCCATGAAGCGTTGTGCTGCAATACCAGTAAACTCTGAAGTTTTCTGTTTGCCGATTGGGCTTACATACATAACCTTTGGATTGCCACCGCTAATGTACGCTTCACGAATAATCTCTTTCAAGATTGTTTCTGTGAATGTACGAACAACACCATCGGAACGAGTGGTTGATCCAGCAGTTGTTGGATCAGCACCACTTGTACCAAACGATGTGTTGGTCTTTAGCCATGCAAGCATAGTACCCATCTTACGAGCAGATGAGCTTGAGCCAGCCGTACTTGCTTGGTTAGCAAAGAGGATGGTTTCAATATCACGCTTGATTTCGCTAGATGCTTTAGCTAACTGATAAGCCTTCTCAGACTTACGACCAGCTTTGTCTACGGCTTCCAAAGTACCTGATACTTGGATTGTCTTACCAACGATCTGGGTATAGTTACCAATACGGAAGGTAGGAGAAGCAGTTGTAGCAATAGCGTCATCGCCCTCAACTAATGCGTTAGCAGTAGTAGCGGCAGCAAGGCTATCGGTTTGCCATTCGTGATAAACGGCAGTTGCTTTGGATTTAGCCAAGGTACTCATTAGAGGAGTATCTGTTGGGCTAATCGAATAAATCATATCGGACAAGTCCTCTCGTAAACCACCTCGAGTGGAGCTTGTGTCATATACTGTAAATGTACCGACTGGGGCTGTCATAATAATTCCTTATAAAAATTGTTCAAATAATTTAGCAGCGTCAGAGACTTTCCCTGACTGTTTAAACTGCTGTCTTAACCGCTTAGTTTTTTCTGCCTCTAAACTTCCTTGTGGCTTACCGACTCCAGGTCTTAGCATCTTAGGAGCTTGGCTTACTTTCTTGTTTACCTCGCCCTTGTTTTGCATTAACTTGTCGTACTGCATAGCCTTGTAAAGAGTCATAACATGATGAGAATGCATAACTCTTGATAGTTCTTCTGGAGAATATCCTTCGCTTTCAGCGTAAGATTTAATACTCTTACGCACAACATCACCTTTTTGTGGATCTGCATATTCAGGAAGTTTTTTAGCCAATTTCTCGGCTTCTTGAGCTACCATTTGCTGATATTGCTGAATTTGCTCTGCTTGTTGCATTTGTGCAATGCGAGCTTGTTCTGCCCTTACCGCATATAGTTTTTTCTCATTTTCTGCCCTTTCTGCCACCTTAACTGCATAGCCAATAGGGTCAGTCTCCTTTAACTCATCAAGATTTTCGCCCTGTGTTTGCGATCTGAGAGCTTGCTCAATAATCTGCAAACGCTGTGCGTATGTATCTCGTAGTTGTTTAGCTTGCTCTACAGCCTGTCGCTCGGCTTCTACAGCCTTGCGCTGTTCTGCAAGTGTTTGGGTTTTTTTAGTATAGTCAGCTTCTCTCTGATAGCCTTTTACAAGCTCATCAAGCGACACCTCGGATTCCTGTCCGTCTACTTTGACACGATACCTTGGCTGCTCTACTTCTTGCTCTGCTTCTTCGGAGTCCTCTGAATCGTACTGTTCTTCGTACTGTTCTTCGGCTTGGGCTTCTGCTGGCTGTGATTGCTGCTCCTCTGGTTGCTCTTGCGAGGCTTCGGAAGCATCCATCATAGCTAGTAAACTGCTTGCAGCTTGATCTACTGTAAGCGATTCATTCCCTTTCGGGGTGATGTTTTCACTCATTTGTTTTCCCTAATTGTTTTGTATAGTAACGCTATACACGCTTTCGTAACAAGTGTTACAAAATCTTCCAACGCTTCTTGTCAATCTCGCCTTGTGCTGCGAGGGCTTGAAAGTGCGCTTTGATCTTTTTGATTGCGAGTTGCATACGATATGCTTCTTCTCGCTCCTCTAATTCATGTGGTGCAGAGTTCACAATAATGTCAATCTGTGATTGCTCTAATATATCCATTTCAGACTTAAAAAACTCGTCTCCTAATAAACCTCTAGCTCTTTGGTCTTTAGCCAATTTTTATCCTTAGTTTGCTTGAATTGAAGTAACAAGCGGTTTAAGTGCAGTAAACATATTTTGAAGTTCTTGGTTTTGGTTTGTAAATGGATTCAAGGTTGATGGCACACCACCAACATTCACATTAGGATTGTTATAGGTAGAGTAAATAGGTTGTTGGTTTGCATCGTATCCAGTAATAAATCCACCAGTTGTTACTCCTTCTGGTTGGAACGCTCCTGGTCTGTATTGCTGGAATGTAGCGTTTACTGGTGGCGCACCAAATGTAAATCCTGTTGGTAACTGTGCTTGTGGAACATAACCAGCTACACCACTACGGAATGTAGTGCCTTCTGTGCCAATAGGAGTAAAGCCTGGCTGTAGTCCTGTCTCGCTGTAATACTGACCAGTTAAAGGAGTTTGCATGGTGTTACCAACACCAAATTGTTGTCCTAATGATGACAATAACTGGTTTACTTGTTGGTTAAAATTCTGTTGGTTAAGAACATTGCCCTGTGTCATCATCGTGTTTGCACGATATGTATCACTCATAAATGGGTAATTTAAACCAGCAGCTTGATATGCTCTGCCTAGTACATCGCTTGCTTGATAATAACCAGGATCTTGTGCAGACAATACGGCTTGACGCTGCCTTGCCTCTGCTAATGCTTTGTTTAGGTCATTGTCTTCGCCAATCTGTTGACCATATACTGCATCAATAACAACAGATCCAGTCGGTGTTGCTAGTGCTTTACGAATATCTGCTGGATTCGTTGCTTGTGTCAACGATGTCATCATTTGGTTGTATTCGTTTTGTGTCAGCGAACCAGCCCTAAATGCACGATCAACTGCCTCTGTAACACGAGGAACGCT